CAGTTAAACTGGTTGCACCAGTACCACCACTTCCTACTGCAAGAGTTGCTGATAAACTCGCTGCTGAACCTGAAGTATTTTGATTTCCTGATGTATTAACACCAGGAAGATTAATATTTCCTGTACCATCAAAACTCACACCACCTATAGTTCTAGCCGAAGCTAAAGCTGTAGCTGTTGCAGCTAACCCAGTACATGACCCTGATGAACCACTTGCGTTTCCTGTTAAAGCACCAATAAATCCTGTTGCAGTAATACTTCCTGTGCTTGGGTTATAAGTACAGTTTCCATCTGACTCAAGTCCAAGATTACCACCATCTACATCACCACCTGATGTAAATATAACAGCATTATCCTCGTTTGTGCTTTCATTATCAGTAATTGTAACTGCTGTTGCAATCGCTGCTGTTCCTGAAGTATTTTGGTTTCCAGCAGTATTGACTCCAGGCAAATTGATATTGCCAGTTCCATCAAATGAAACTCCACCTATTGTTCTAGCTGATGCAAGTGCAGTTGCTGTAGCAGCATTTCCAGTACATGACCCTGATGAACCACTTGTATTTCCTGTAACATTTCCAGTTAGTGTTCCTACAAACCCAGTTGCTGTAATTTTTCCAGTTGAGGGATTATAGGTACAAGTACCATCTGATTCTAAACCTATGTTGCCACCATCAACATCTCCACCTGATGTGAAAATAATTGCATTATCTTCATCAGTAGATTCGTTGTCAGTTATAGTAACTGCTGTTGCGACTGCTGCTGTACCTGATGTGTTCTGATTCCCTGCTGTGTTTACACCAGGCAGGTTTATGTTTCCTGTGCCATCAAAAGATACACCACCTATCGTTCTCGCTGAAGCTAATGCTGTGGTAGTTGCTGAATTTCCTGTACAAGAACCTGAAGAACCTGATGCGTTTCCAGTAACATTTCCTGTAAGTGGCCCACTAAATGCAGTTGCAGTTAAAGTATCTGAACTTGAGTTAAAAGTTAATCCTGCTGCTGATTTAGGTGCTAAATCTCCAGTTGCTGCTGTTACAAATATAGGAAAACAAGTCGTATCACTACTCTCATCTGCTACTGTAAAAGCTGTAGATGTCGTTGAATGGAAATAACTTTTAGCTGTGTCCATTCCTACTCTCTTTAGAGTACCAGCATCTGAATATAATAATTCATCAGCATCTGCTAAACCTGACGTAATCTCAGTTTGACCTGAAATAACATTATCATTTAACATACTGCCTTCTACAGCATCAGCTTGTATGGTAGCTGCACCACCTGTTGCTATAACTATATCGCCTGATATAACTACAGGATTAAAATTCGTTCCATCTGCAATTAAAGCTGCACCTGATGTATTAGTATTCATGGTGATATCATCACCACTAACTGTTAAATCACCAGTTATAGTAGCATTTCCACTACAAGTTAAACTTGAAACTGTGGTTGCAGGTAAATTTGCTGCAACATTTGCAAGGGTTACACCATAAGATGTACCTGAATATGCTATCGCAAATACAGATGCACTATTAGGTGAACTCGTTGTTGTTAATTCTGAAAATTTCTGTGTTGCCATTTATTGTACTGTCCAAGTTGTTGTTGAAACTGCTGGTATATTTTGCCAATCTGCTGTCGCTATTGCTACTGCACCTTCATGCTGAAATAAAACCCCAGCTTCACTTTCAAATTGGTTTATCCCATCTTCTAATTCAAAATAACCAGTAGATGTATCAGCTACATTTGTCCAAGTTGTAGAACTTGTTGTCTTTATTGTATAATCTGTCATCAGTAAGCACCATAATCAATTCTTGTTGTTGGTGCTACTCCTGAATGTCTATCTCTCTCGTTTGAATCTGTTATTGCTTTTTGTGCTATATTGTATGCACCTAACCAAAGCTGTATTCTTTTATCATTTTGTAAATATGGTTCTGCTTCTAATAAAACTGCATATAAGTAAGCATCGGGGTGATATGTCAGCATATCATTAGTTGTATTAGAATCTGATAATGCTGTGAAATACTTATAATAAAGCATTTCAACTTCATAGACACCATCAGGGATAGGTCTTAGTTGAAAAGTATTACCTATAACTGAATATGCTTTTGGTTTTCCTTTTGTACTACCACCTCTAACCCTATCCATCTGTTCAGGTGTCAGATATTCTAAAGCAGTTTTAGGATCAGTATTTAATTGAATATTACGCATAGCTACAAAGTTATCAGGTAGAGTATAATACTCAGTACCATCTACTGTATTTGCAGTAACCCTTGTTTCCATTCTTCTTAGTTTAAAATCTCGTCTATGCCTAGCTTCTGCTAATGCTATAAATTCAGGTATTCTGTCAGTTAAATCTGACCTATCTAACCAATTAGCTACTGCTGTTTTTAATTCTGAAAATGTTGTTATTGCCATTATTTACTTCTCTTATATAGATTAATTAATTCTTGAACTGCATCTACTCTCCTTGCACCTACAGGTCTGACTCCTGGTGGCAAATTTGTAAAAACATTACCAGCTTGGTCAATATGTGGGCGATAACCCATTTGTATATCTTGCCATAGGGCTTTAGAAAATGTTGGGTGTTCTTGTCCTTTCAAAATCCTTCCAGTTGTAGGATCTCTACTTGGTAAATGTCCATCTTTACCTCGTTTAAATCCTAATTCTTTAGCTCGTTTTTCATCATATCCACTTCCAAGTGGATTAAATTTCTTTGCCATTATAAAATTCTCTTAGTTGTTTTTAAGTACCTATAATCAGCACTATTTAATAATCTTTTAACCCCTTCTTTGTGATCTGGGTTAAAGACATCAACCCCAAATTTGTTCTTCCATTCATAATATACACTCGTAGGAATCCTTGCAGATAACCTTAACTCATCTGTCATAAGATGGTCGTTTTCCTGTAATTTCTTATTGGAATCAACTAGGGGTTGAATATCTTCTATATGTTCGATAGCAAACTCTTTTGTTGGTTCGTGGAAATGAAATATTTGATTGCTGTCAATCTTTCTTTTCATTATTCACTTAGCTCGGCTACCCAAACATTAGCTGTACCACTTGCAATAATTGCTGCCAGTTTCATAGCACCATCAACTTTAAAAATTAATGGTTCATTAGCTGGAAGTCTTATTGAACTAGCTGCTGCTGCTGTTGGGTTTGAACCAAACTCAACAAATACAGATGCTGTATCTGATGTTACCATCACATATTCTGTAGCTGCATCAAAAGCTGATGTCTGAGCAGAACTTGTACTTACTGTTCTAACATGGTTCGCTGTTACCCTTAAACCATAGTTCATCTCTATCTCCTAATTGTAAATGTTACACACAGTTTTTGAGCTCCAGTAGAGCCACCATTTGTAATCATCTCGATTGTTCCATCTTCTGCAACATCATTTGCTGCTGTAGGTTCTGCTGTGTCCACATCACCTGCTGCTGAACCTGAGTTTGCTACTGTTATAGCACCACCAGTTACAGCAGTACCACCTAACTCAAATGTAATTGCAGCATCTCCACCACTAATTGCACCTTGTAAAGCAGTAGCAATTTTAATAATTTTACCACCATCAGGTACGGCTACAAATGTAGAAGATGCTGTTGATATATCAGCTATCTCACCATATACAAAATAATCATTTAATGTTCTCATTAAAATCTCCTAAAAAATAACCCTCGTTCCGAAGCGATACCTTCTTCAAGGTCATTATTAATTTGGTATCAAAAGTGGGGTGGGAAAACAAGGAGTTTAAAACCCACCCCTTAACTTCTAGGGGAAGTTAAATTTTATTATGAAGTTGTTAAGTCGGCAACTGTGCCTGAACTTGCTTCATTCTTAGCAACCAAAGTCCATTCAGATAAGAGCAATCTCTTTTCTGCATCACCTGATTTTGCTAACTCTATTGTTTGGAAAGGTCTTAAATAGTCAAGCGACCACATTCCTGTTTCAACAAGTAGGCCACTCCTACTTCTTGAGAATCTGTCTGCGACTACTCTTACTTCGCCAAAGTCAGAAACATACACATCAATAGTAGCAACAAGACTTCTATCTTCTGCCATATCCATTCTTGTGTTATTTCCTGTAAAACCTGATACTTTGGTCTTGTTAAACGAGCCAACAAGCAATAGGTCAGGATTACCACCATTATCAAAACAGCTTTTTATTTCTGTTTTAAGGATAGATTCGGTTAAAACTCTTTGTGTTCCATCTGTAACAGAACCTGATGAGTTTGAACCACCTGAACCATATCCATTGTTGGTTGTAGTCCAGCTTTCAAAACCTCTCGATTTTCTTGCTGCACCACCATTTCCTGAACCTGCTGTGGCATTAGTTTTGCCAGTCATGTCAAGTTCCATATCTCTTTTTATTTCCTTACCAGCTTTCGCTATTTGATAAGCTAGTTCGGAATTAACTCCTGCATGAACAACTGCTTCTTGTGTTCCTGAAACCATAACTGGATTATATGAAATCTGTGTATAGTTGAGAACACGAGTTGTAGCCGTTAATGCAGCACTAGGAGAGTCATCTCCTTCAATTTGAGCATTACTTGCTGCTGCTGCTAGAGAATCAGTTTGCCATTCATGTTTTGTAAAGGCAGCAGTTCCTGTGCCTATACTTGACATAAAGGGTGTATCTGTTGGGGAAATGTTATAAATAACATTCGCCAAATCTTCTCTATTACCAGTAGCATCATAAGTTTCAAATGTGTTACTTAATTGTGCCATTGAATTACACCTGTGTTAAAAGTTTAGTATTTAGGACTTAGGCATCAAAGATTTTAATAATGCTGCTGCATCATCTACTTTCCCTGACCTCTTTGCCCTTGCTCTTAGTTGCTTTACTCTATCACTATTAACTTCACCCTTTGTCGTTCCAACACCAGGTTTTTGTACTTTAGGTACAACTTTAGTTTTCTTTTTAGAAATCTTAGTTGCTAAGAGATTTTCATATTTCATAGCACTATTTAGCACTATAATACTTCTTGCATCAATTAGCATATCAATCTCCTGTTGTGTAA